AGCCAGTAACAACACTCATTCGAAATTTTAATGTCCGGCTCAGGCTTGCCATAGTTGACACCCTCGTTCTCGTTTTCATAACCACCAAACAATCTCAGCCATTTCTGCGGCAACTGCATGCGGCTGTTCTTGGCATAATGCCCCTGTGCACCGCATTCGCCGGTGATGATCGCATGCCGCACCGTCTTATTGTTCTCTGTCGGATTCTGCAGTGTATTGATCCGCCCGGCAATCTTCTTGCTGATCACCGGAAAGCCAATCTCATTCAAAATCGTAACCTTGCTCTTATACGATTTCACAACTTCAAGCCCCAATGCTCTATGTACCTTTTGGATGCTCTGATCTTCAATACCAGATATCGTAATTCCTGTAACGTGGATGCCGATACTGTGCAGCCAGATAAACAGCGTAATGCTGTCCAATCCACCAACGCTCACATGGCAGTTTTTATTCTCGTATTCCATTTCCGTCCAGAACTCCCACGCTCTTCTGGCCTGACGACGAAGTTTCACTTCATACGGCAGATTCTGCTTCGCCGTAAAAATCGCTCTCTGTATCTTCTTCTGTTTTTTCCACTCTTCTGTGCTTAATTCTCCCATTATTTCAAGAAGCCCGGTATACCCTTGCCCCGGCCGGAGGCTGGCTCCTTTCTTTTCGTTTTACATTTGCACTTTAGCCCCGCATCGTGGGCATAATTTCGATTTTTCTGGCTTTTCGAAAATTTCACTGTCCTTTCTCTTCATACTCAGCACATAATCTTCCCCCAGAAACTCAAGCGTATACACCCCATCCGGCGGGCATGCGTCCTGATGCTTCTCGATGAACCAGTCGAATACGGCTCTGATGGCCATATCGGTCACATCTTCCTTCTCTCCAACCCATTCATCACCCCGAAGGGTACCGTAATAGATTATTCCAGTGATCGGGCTTACGCCCATTGCCTTTTTAGCTTCTTTTTTCGTTTTTCCCATGGTTCCTGCTCCATTCCTTCAGATACTGCGCCTGCTCCCGGCGCTCTTCCAGAATCTTCTCCTCATGCCGCAGGCGGGCATCCTCCTCATAGGTGAACGCCGTACCGGCAATTTTAAAGTGCTGCGGATTGTACGGAAAATCGGGATTGCTCCCGGACACGTTCGTCTGTACGATGGTCTGCCGCTTCTTTTTCAGCCGTCTAATGTCCTTTTCCGTCTCTTTGATCAGCTCGCATGCGTCTATGTACTGCTCCAGAACCTTTTTCTCCATTGGTATCACCTCCCCATGTGTGTTCTTTTCCGGTTGTCCTGTCTCTCATTCTTATCTCGACCAACTCCAGATGTGACACGTTCAGGACCTCCTGAACAGCCTTGACCACATTCCAGATCGGTCTCGGAAGGCGGCCGGCGTTTCGAATCGCTCTGTCTGCAGTCGGATCACGATATCCTTCACCATTCATGACTTTTTACCCAATTGTTTAATCTGATTTTTTTCATCTTTTTCAAAAACAACTTTACTTCTGCCTCCTTTAAGCCTTTCGCCTCAATTCCTGCTTCTTTTCGGTTGTCAATATAATTCAGAATGCTTTTTTCAGTGACACGAACAATATGTTTTATGCATTCATCATCATTCTCATACAGAGCGCCATTCGCATCTTCTTTTACCTTGCGAAATCCACATTCTCTTATTCTCTCGTCGATTGTTTTAAATAATTTCATACTCTTTTCCTCCTCAGCAAAATTCCAACTGTCCATCATCAACAAACTTCTGTTTCTTCTGGTTTAATCTATCTCCCTGCTGTTTTAACCGCTCAACACGAGCTTTTTATTTCAGATTTGCCATATAATTATCATCAACTTCCGGTGGAATCTTCAAAAAATATTCTTCCGGAAGCGGCATTCCGTTTTCTTCACATAACTCTGCAATATCTCTCTTGTAAGAAATAATATGATTTCTCGTCAGATTCATATTGCAGCCATCCGGCCAGAACGGATCATTGCAGCTGTTTTCGTTGATATAGTTCCAATTATCACGTTCACGGATTATAAGTCTGCAAAGCAAATTTAACTGCTGTTCTGGTGTCTCCTTTTTCATGGCAGTACCTCCGGAACCCTTTTCAATGTATGTTTCATCCTTATTCCTCCCAAATTGCATTTGCCTCATTCTCACGATTTCTCTCCATGTAATAATCGTAGAGGAACTCTTTCTGCGCCTTTGTGAACTCTCTTGCCGGATTCTTGGTCGGAGTTGCAATCCCCATGCCCGGATTGTGAAGTAGAACCCATCCTCGTTCTACGAGCCAATCCGCGGCCCCGAACAGCCCTACATCACATTTTCGCTGAATGTCCAGATCTGTATTCATAACTTCGTCTGGAAAATTCTTATTCACGTAGTTATTAGCCCAATCCTGATGATTACCCCAGTCAACCTCGTGAAATTTTCCGTTCGGTTCCAGCCAACCATAATCTGCAGTCGTATGTTCTTCCTCATCCGCCATTCTTTCAAGAAAATCATCCAGCATAGAGAATCTTCTGTCTTCCTCTGTTTCCTCATCAAGTTCTCTTCTGATTGCTCTTTGTATGTCTTCTGGAATGCATTCCCTCGCAGTATTCCATTTTTGCACCATATCTCGGAGGCTCTCTTCTGCGTCTTTTCTCTTTTTCACTTCCCGCCAAATGTCCATGCTTTTCGGAAGCGTCTCTTCTTCTCCCGGCTCATATACCACAAGACGATAAGTACCATCTCCAGTATTACCTTTCAGGGCTGCCCGTCCAAGAAGGATATCTTCCGCATGCCTTTTGATCTGTGCTTCCGTTTCATCTGTACCAGACATACAGTCCATGAGAAGCTCCATGACTTTATCGAATGGTTTTCCTTCCAGATAAAACCACTCTCTGGCTATATTGGTGATAAATTCACCTTGTACACTGAATGTAAGTTCTCTTTTCTCTACGTCCATTGTTTTCTTCCCTCTATTCGCCATTCAGAAGCCCGGTATACCCTTGCCCCGGCCGGAGGCTGGCTCCTTTCTGTTTGTTCTACACTGTCATTTTAGCTCCGCACTTCGGGCAGAACTTCCATTTTGCTTTGATATATTCTGTACTGGATCTTCCTGTTTCAACGGCATCATAACTTTCAACCTGAAAGCCACAACCAGAGCATTCAGCATGGATATAGTCGTTGTGCCCTTCTCTACTTTTCCACTTTGCTTTTTTCATTCTTCCCATGATTCCTGCTCCATTCCGTAAGATATTCTTCCTGCTCCCGGTCCTC